TCCTTTTCTTAAAATAATTTTATTATACTTATCTAAAATTACACTACTCCATTGATAAACTTTTGTGCTTGATGGGTAATATGCGCTACCTAAATCCATTGTTACCGCATTGGTAATCTGTTCTATTTGCCCCCAATCTGTAAGCGGGGCTAATGTGTCTGGATCTACCTTTCTAATTTGTACATCAGCAGTAAAAGGGGCTTCATAGACTTTCCCTGCATTATCCCCATCTAAAGCAATTTTTCTTAAGCCCTCTGGGAAATGCAAAATAACATTTAGAGATGTGCATAATTCATTAATCGTTCTTTCAACCCAAGGGTTTACTGTTTGACTGGATACGGTTGTGGCAGATGTAGTTCCAGTAGCATTTGTTCTTGTTTGGGCATATTTAAAAGTGGTGGTATTGGTTATTTCAGTTATTAAAAATGTGCCATTAAAATTTGATGCTGTAGAAAATCCAGCAATAGTTACATTTCGATCTACCATATAGCCATGAGTGGTAGTTGTAACAACCGTAACAATATTTGACGCACAGACTATTGAACTAATTACTTTATCAACTTTTTCCGCAGGTAATTGAGTATTAATAACTTGTTGCTCAACATCATTTGGGTAAATAGTGTTAAATCTAGTTTTAGAAACTACAGGATCATCAAATCCATTTAAGGTTTCAATTTCCAATTCCTCTAATGTTCCAATATCAGTATCGCCAATACGAATATCCGACACTTGTATTCCACCATAGCCCCAAACTAATAACATCCTTAGATAAGAGGTATCGGCATTGGCTTCAGCATATATTTGTGCGCCTAATGGGGCTGTAAATCTAATCTTTCCTAATACGACGGGGATCGCGCCATAGGGATTTGGTTGATTGCTACCACCTTGCAATAGGTTTTGATTTTGAGCATTACCAGCACTTTCTGGCATCTCTGGTGGGCGAATAGGAAATATGGCATTGAGTAGTAATGTACCTACAATTGAAATGGCGGCTTGAGCCACAGCAAGGGTTGTTGCAGTAGCAGTTACTCCCATCCCAGCTAAAACGGTAGGGGCAAAATAAGCCGCGGCAACTACAATTGCAATAGTGGCAATTAATTTAAGTGCGCCTTTACCAGCGACAGCACGATACTGGATCATATCACCACTCACAGGGCGCATATCCCATTGTTCTTGAGGCACTGGCACACCATTAACCATTACGGCTACATTGCTTTCTATGTGCAAATCAGCGGCATATTCTTTTTTAATATATTCGACAATTTCATTAAGAGTGGAATCTGCTGGCACATGACCATCAATTCGCACATTCTTTAATGGGTTTGGGCAGGCAACAATAGATATATCACCTACAGATAGGTTGCTATCATAACGATAAGCCCCCTCTAAGCGATTTTTCCATTTGCCTTGATCATATCTCTCAATCGCAACATTAATGTCCTCTATAACATGGATAAAATGCGTAGGTGAGATAACAACGCCAACATGAGATAAACTGCCCTCGGCACGAAGTAATAAAACATCCCCGATCATAGGATGTTCTGTCTTACTCCAATTTTCTTTGCTTATGGCAATTAATTCAGCAAGAGTATTATGATTATCATCAGCATTGTATTCATTTGCATAAGATGGCAAATCAATATTGAATTGATCTTTATATATTAGACGCACCAAACCCCAGCAATCTAATCCATCAATATCTCTACCCATTTTTTTATATGGGATTGTTATGTAATCATTCCACCAATTATGCATTAGAATAGCCCTGCGAAATAAGACGGGGTAAAAGTATGAGCAGGAAACGGCTCTGCGGATAAACTATCAACAACTAAATCTGCTGTAACGCTATTTGCATTATAGCTAATTCCTGCCATTAAAAATCCATCAAAAGCAACTTCTACTGTATTTGGTGTGTTTGTTAAAACAAGTTCAATCAATACATTCAATGTAACGCTTGCTTCACGAATTATAGGAATAATATATCGTGTTACATCATTAATTGTAATTTGGCATCTAGGGGCAGAGTCCGTTTCCTCTGTTGGCAAATTAATGTCGAATGGAATAAAAACAAAATTATTAGATCGACTAATAAGCCCGTAAATAACCTCATCATCAGTTTCAGACAATCTTTGCGTATAGTTATCAGCAATTCTAATTGGCGTCGCTAACCCAGTGCCACTTATTGTTATCAATACCGCTAATGTGTCATCAGCATCTTGATTAAACATTGCCCGTAAAGCGGCTGGTGATAACGAACCTAATCGACTCATGGCATTTGCTCTAATTTCATTGAAATTGTGTAATGTTCTACACCAAGATAGCCAATATTATAATATGTTCCATCTGAATTAGGTATGAATCTAACCTCTATGGTTGCTCTAGTCCTAGGATGTGGAAAGTCAAACCTAGCAGTGCCTTTGATTGTTGTTTTTATAAAATTATCAAGGGTTGCTATTTGAGTATTATCCATGACAAAAGACACATCAAAAGTAGTCGGCTTTGTTCCTCGCCTACGCATTTTTGCAGATCCCATATCCATTGGAGTAACTAAAGTAATTACGCCAGATGATTCAGCATAACTGGTAGTTACAAATTGAGGCAATGTAGCAGGGAAAGTATAAGCCGCCATAATTATCGTCCAATCAAAACTGGTTGAGTGTTAAAAGTATTTTTAATCGCGCTATTAGCAATACTGCCATTACGCTTAATTTCACCAGCAACCATTTCACTTATTGTAACTTCAATTCTACGGTTTCCACGGCTATCAATTGTTTCATTGGTAGTGGCTTGTGCAGGGGTATTATTATTGACCACCACTTGCACATTTGATCCACCACCTTTCATGCTAACAGGGATTGACCGACCATCTGGCAATGGTACATAAGCCTCATTCATTCTACCCTCGCCAAATAATGATACCTGTGGGCTTGTAGCAATACCCCCATTGGCATAAGTATTAAGTTTTGCGGGTCCATTCGGAGTCATAACATTCCCATTGGCACTAGCAGAAAAATAATTAGCAGATGTATCTGGTAATGCAGTATAACCGCCCATGCTGGCAGGCAGAATGTTTTGTAATGCCCCACCGATTGCGCCCATCAATGGGTTTGTAATCAACTGGCGAGTTACTAGCTTGAGTATATCTTGCAATAGGCTTTGTAATACATCTGACAATTTATTGCCAGCAACAACGGCATCCTCAAATGCGCTACTAAAGGTTAAACCAAGATCCTTAACTAAACTTTGAGATAATTGCAACTCTTGATTACGCAAACGATAATTTTCCATCTCTCTTGCTAATAGATCATCTTGAGCATCGCCTTGTTCTGTACTCATTTGAATCATTTTAGTTTTGCGCTCATGCTCTATTCTTAATTGCTCTACTGCTCTATCTCTATCATTTGTAATTAATCTAGCGTTAAGATCCTCATTTTCTTTTGTTATCTCATCCGACATAGATGTGTAATTAGATTCCATCTGTTCTGTATATTTTTGCGCTACATCTAAACTTTCATTGAAAAGTTCCGCTTCATTTTCAAGCCCTTTGTCAAAGGCTTCCATTTCAGACTTGGCAAAAGCTATTGATTTGGCAAGATCTAAATTGCTTTGCGCTAATTTCCTATTGCTTGGGGTAATCTTGTCATTGAAATCTAACTTATCTTGCAATACTTGAATGTTAGTTCTTTCGCCCTCTACTAACTCTCTAATGCTTGTTAATAGATCCCGATTTTCTTTTTCAATTTGCTTGGCTTTTGCTTTTTGCTCATCAGTTAAATCGCTACTTGCTTTAGTCAATTCTTTGATTTCGCTTTTTATAGACACATTGCCAATTTTTGGATTCAAAATTGATTCTGTTAATTTGTCCACTTCTATTCTGGCGGCTTCAGCATCTTTTCCTACTTGATCACCAATAGCAATTGCACCTTTAAAATCTAATCGTGATACAGCTTCAAGTTGTGCGGCAAATCCGCCTATTTCACGACCTAATGTTTGAAATACAAAAGCAACATTCACCCCTAAAACAGCAATTGTTTCAAATACGATTTTAATAACACCGCTATCAGCAAATGATTTAATTGCGCTAGCAAAGGCGGCACTTGCGCCAGAGGCTTTATCTAAACTACCAGCAGTAAGTAAAATATTATTTTTCAATACAACAAATGCACCCCCTACAGTATTCATTTGTTCAGCTTCAGTTCTGACCTGTTCTAATGATTTGACTAAAGCATTGCCTAGTATATCAGAAGTAATTTTGCCTTCACTGGCTAGGTTTCTTAATTTGCCAATAGGCACTCCCATGCCATCAGCCAACGCTTTCATTAATCTAGGTGCGGCTTCATTTACAGCATTAAATTCCTCACCTCGTAAAACTCCAGATCCAAATGCTTGAGATAATTGCAACATGGCACTTGAGGCTTCAGACGCAGTAGCACCAGATACTTTTAATCCAAGGGCAATAGATTCCGTAATGGCGGCTACAGTAGTTTGATTTGCGCCTAACTCTCTTGTGGCATTTGAAATCCTAGCATATAGTACTGCTGTTTCAGACAACCCAGCTTGGGCAGTAGAGGAAATTTGTTTGACATTATTAAAGGCATCTGAAAATTCAGTTTGTGATCTTGTGGCTAACTTCAATTGAGAGGTTAATTTTGTATAATCATCAGCAATGCCGATTATCGCTTTGGCAGTTTGCAATCCAATATAAGCCGCGGCTAATCTACCGACTGAATCTGTTAATGAAACTGTATCTGCGCTAGTTTTTTTAGAACTCGCACTCATGCCAGTTAATGAATCATTGGTTTTTTTGGCGGATAAACTTAACCCATCTAAATCTCTGGATGCGTTTTTGACTTGAGATGTATCAACTTTAAAGCCTAAATTTAGAATATCGACAGCCATTATTTATCCTTTTGCAATTCCATTAAAGCGGTACTATCAAGTTGCCGTATTAGATCAATTTCCCATTCCGACATTATAATGCCATAAAGTTTGCAAAATGAATAAATCTCTTGGAAATTAATGGGATTAATAGACATCCCAGATGATCTAGTTCCATGCAGTTTAACAAACCAAGCCCAGACATAGAATAGCGACTGCGGCATATCTGGAATACCCCATTGTTCTCTTGGAATATTCGCAGATATATAATGTTGTCTGATGGTATTCTTACCATCAACACTAATTTTATTTAACGCAAATTCAGCCTTGCAATACTCTA